CGTCCGAGTTGTGATGATTTCCCCGTCTTCGAATTCGACGCAAAACGGACCAACTCCGAGAACCGTAGTTTTGAAAGTTTTAATCATTATGCTGTCCTCCCAAATCGAATAGAGCATCCCGAAATATCATCTTTTGCCTTACCGCGTTGCACAAAGACACCATTCGAGCTAACGGAAAACATTGAGGCATGTTTCGGATAGTAGACAGTGGAGCGGTAAACCGTGGATATCTGCACAACCCCATTGGGACGGGCCAATACTTCCTGAATGTCCGCGAACAGCTTACGGTATTTAGCCCATCGGCAGAATGTGCCTGGTATCGTTCGAATCTTGTATGTAGGCTGCGTGGTGTTCATGTTCGTGTCTCCTGTGAGGGGGTTAGTACTTCGTGTAATAGTCCGGACTGCCGATATGATTTGCGGTCTCTTCGGAATCGAGGAATGGCTTATCGACTCGTGCGCCACAGTGAACGCACTCCATTACGATGCCGCTATTCGTCTGGACTTTCACGAAATCGTCGTCTTCATGGAAGCACGTATTAGCCGTTAAGTTATTTGACAGGATCTTGAATTCCTTTGTGAAGTTGCGCTTGGTCATGGTGTTGGTCTCCTGTGTTACGATCATGAATACTAATGTAATACCGAACGGCTGGGTATACAATACGCAACATTACGTATTTTTCAGGTACGTAAACTTACTTAGAAGGAGGGATATATCGATAACCATCTATATATCTGTCAAGCGGAGTTATCCCAAACAAATCAACCACTTGCCATCCAGACATTCACAAACCCGCATATACTCCCTTCCATTGGGATTTGACGGTTCTCTAAACCGGCAAAACCCAGATCCCGAAGTTTTACCCCGATCCCTTGCTTGACGGATGAATTATCATCTTTAGTCATGAGGAAGATTGACACCGACGTTCGTCCTGCTAAATATGCCCAAGGTCTTGCTCAAGGTAAGACCAAAATGCAAGCTGCCCTTGATGCCGGCTATCCTTTCTCTCGTGCTCGTATGCCTGAACTTCGTATTGAACGTTTACCCAATGTTCGCCGGGCTCTCCTCAGACTCAATGAACGCTGTGAAGCCTCCGCTGTTCGGACATTAGAAGAACTCCGACGTACCGCATTCTTCGATATCCGTCGATTGTTCGATAAAGACGGTAATCTGAGGCCCATTACCTCACTCAGTGAAGAAGAAGCCGCTTGCATCGCTCAATTCGAGGTCATTAAGAAGAATGCCGAGGCTGGCGATGGACATATCGATACCGTCTATAAGATCAAGCTCGTCGATAAGATGAAACCCCTGGGATTACTCGCCCAACACTTCCACATGGTCGATCAGACCGTCAAGGTGGATACCGATGTTCGCGTCACGGTGACCTGGCAGGCACCGGAGAGTGCCGCAATCGAGCCACATGATGCCGACATCATCGATGTCGCATCACCGTTAAGTCTAAGCGATTCAACAGAGTGAGCCACATAATGTATTTTGTGCGCTGTACGTCTAGCGCATAAATCGGTTATGCGAATATCGTCATGGGGGTGACCCCTCCCCCGGTCAACTCGATGCCAGTCGAAAGCGGGGGCTGCATCTTACCCGCCGGTCAGATGTATTTATATCCCCACCACACGCACAGTTCAGTTTTCTGTATTTTTTAGAAATTTCGCATAAGAATTCCCTTTACATACAACCAGTATCTGTTATGCTACAGGTATGAAGCCAAGACGAATACCAGTTGAGATCATTCGGTCGGATAAAGAAGCGGTTGAGCGATTTTGGGCTAAGGTGGAGGTGGGAGATCCTGGTCAGTGTTGGTTATGGACCGGATCGGTGAGTACGGCGAAGGGGCATAGTTATGGGGTATGGAATTTTTGGGATATTCCCTATAAGGTGCACCGGATTGCCTACAGTTTGAAGGTGGGTCCGATTCCGGAAGGGTTGACGATTGATCATTTGTGCAAGACGAAGTTGTGTTGCAATCCCGCTCATATGGAACCCGTGCCGCAGTCGGTCAATTCCGTGCGTGGGAATTTGAAGGATCGATGTGCGTGTGGGAATCCACGAGGAGAAAAGCAGAGACGGTGCGTGGAGTGTCACAATCGATGGTTTCGGGAATATCGTTTGAAAAATATACAAAAGTGTAAGGCGATTGCCAAGGCCAGTTATGAACGGATTGGTCGGGAGACGAAACGCAATCGAGCGAGTCGGCCTTAAGTTTTGATGAGTCGGGAGACGGTGAGGGGGCGTTGGAAGGTGGAGCGAAGGATTCGGGGGGTGAGGAGGGGGGATCGCAGGATGTGGGGGGTGTCGGGCGGAGGAGGGATCACGGGTGGGGGAATCACCGGTGGGGGTTCGATCACAGGAGGAGGATCGACGGTAGGGGCCGAGGTTGGGGCGGGAGGGGGTTTGTGAGGATGTGGGGGTTTGGTGGGTTTGGGCATGGGAGGAGTATACGCTTTTTTAGAATTTGCTTGTAATAAGGATGTGCTCATCATCATAATCAAGTCATGAAGTCCTTTATCCGGGAATTACGTTTGAGAATTCACGACCTTATATATGGGAGATGGTCGAGAGCTCAGGAGCGGGAGTTGGTGGCGCTGCGAAAAGTGGTGGCGGAACTGATGGCCGAGCGAGAGAAATCCAAGTGACCTGCAAGTGTTCGAAATGTGGGCATGAATGGGTGTCGCGGGTGGAGCGTCCCAAGTCCTGTCCACTTTGTAAGAGTTACCGATGGGAAAAGAAGTGAGTTCGAGGGATCGGGCATTTCGGATGAGGGAAGCCATACGGGAACGGATACGCGCCACTGTTTATCAGTGCTATTCCGATTATCAGGGTTGTCCGCACCTCGCGGCGGAGATTGAGTGGTCGGACGTGGGGCGGTTTCAGTTCTCCTGCCCGACGTGCCAGTTAAGTTGTGTGGGGAAGGCCGATGACCGTAATCCGGATATCGATTGAGGAAGAAGTGATATGGTGACTTCTAAGGAGAGCCCCATGTTTAAAAAGAAGTCCCATTCGGAAAAGAAGTCCTCGACCGCCAAGACCGGCAAGCAGTGGAGAGTGGAAGCGCTGATGGAAGCGATGGATGCGGTGAGTCATATCGATGAGGCCCGCCGGATCATCAAGCGGTTGATTGTGGCCACCGATGAGAGTGCGCTGACGGTAGAACCCGGTGCATGAAGAGCCGATCCTGGATCCCAAGCCCGAGGAACCCGTGAATGACTCTGGAGGATTTTAAGTGAAGACCCGCATCTATAAAGGTAAGGATGGAGACTGGCGCTGGACGCTCAGTGCGCCCAACGGGAATAAGGTTGCCGATTCTGCCGAAGGGTATGCCAACAAGGCCGACTGTGAGACAGCCTTGGAGTTGGTGACGCGGCAGAAGACACTGGAGATGGTGAAAAACGATCTCGTGCTATTGGTCTCGCAGATCACTCGGATTCAAGCTGGCCGGAAATGAACATCGCGACGTTGTGCGTGTTTGTCTATCGGAATCTGAGTATCCCGACACTGGGGAGCGTGTTTCGGTTGCAGCAGTCCACCATCCCCTTGCGGATTACCTTTGAATTTGGCGATGCCTTGATTTCCCGGGCGCGCTCGATTGCCGCGACGAAGTTTCTCGCCGGTACCGACGATGTGCTGGTGATGAGCGATGACGATTTCCGGTTCACTCCCGCCGATATTTCCGCACTGGTGGCCACCTGCCGCGAAAAGCAGTGCATCGTCGCTGGAGTGACGCCACTCAAGTCGGGCGAATACACCGCGATTGTCCCGTTTGAGAATCTGGATCAGGAACCATGGCGGAGTCGGAATAATCAGCCCATGCAGGTGAAATATGCCGGTGGCTTAATCGCCTATCACCGGGAAGCCTTCGAGAAAATGTCCAAGAGCCTTCCCTTGCTTCATCAGAATTCCTCGATTGAGCCGTTCTATCCGTTCTTCATGCCGACCATTAAAGGAGACGAATATCTCAGTGAGGATTACGCCTGTCACGAGCGAGCTGCCGCCATGGGCGTGGAAGTCTGGGTCGAACCGAAATGTCAGGTCGGGCATCTGACTGCCGATCTGGTCGTGACGGTCGATAACATGGATCGATTGAAGGAACTCTATTGATGAGAAATGTCGGTATCCGCCAATGCCGTGAGTGTATGGTGCGGAAGAAGTGCTATCTGTGGTTTTGTCGTAGCTGCTGGGATCATCTGGTAATGAGTGATGCGTTCGATGTGGATTTATTAATAGAACGACTGAACAAACAGGGTTGAAGGATCTCTATTAATGAAGAGAAAAAAGAGACGAACAAACTAATGGAACCGGCATTTGGATGTCCCCCACACTGCTTCTGCCAGACCGATGAAAATGGCGATCCCCGTTGCCACTGGTGCGGGGAAGTGCGTATCATCCACCACGATGAAGGATACAACTCATGAGTGAGTGGACTATTTATAAAAAGGTATGCGAGGATCGGCAGCGTCGTAATCGGAAAACGCAGGTCTTGGTGCTCATCGATAGAGAGCAGTTGGATCACGAATTGAGGATGCTGCTGAAGTCCAAGGGCGCATCGATTGCGACCATCGACAATGAAGGAATTCCTTTTGAGTCCGCAGAAGCCTGAGATTCGTATTCCCGGACCCGACTGGTCGCTGGCGGAAAGTTCCGCACGCACCATATTGAAGAGGATGCAGTATCTGCTCGCGTCTGGCGTTTCGATTGAGGTCTTGAAGGTCATGGTGGACCGGATGCTGGAGGCATTGCCGAAAGAGGAATGATCGATAAAAAGATCCAGATCGCGTATTCCCCGCGACAGTGGGCGGTCCCCTTCCATGCCACATACAAACGCTTTATTGCTCTTGTTCTCCATCGACGCGCTGGTAAAACCACCGGAGTCCTCAACCATCATATTCGAGCGGCTATGGATGATCGATGGGAGCGCCGACGCCTTCAGCACCTCCGCCCCACCTTACGAGAACGCGAACTGGAAGAACTTATCCATCCTCCCGGCGGACGACACTATGGTCATGTCATGCCGATTCGCGTACAGGCCAAAGCCGTCGCCTGGGACAAGCTGAAATATTATTGCGCCCCATTTGAAGATATCGGAGGAAAGTCCAATGAAAGTGAATTGCTCTACAAATTCCCGAACGGAAATAAGGTGCAGCTTTTCGGAGCTGACGACCCTGATGCAATGCGAGGTCTTGCCTTTTCCGGTCTATCATTCGATGAGTATTCGCAGCAACCTTCCAACATCTTTACTGAAGTCCTCTCTAAAGCCCTCGGAGATCACTTGGGATACGCCATATTTGCCGGGACAATCAAAGGCAAAGACCACCTCTACCGCTACTGGAGGGCCGCCAAAGACGACCCCGATTCCTTCGCCCTCTGGCAAGACGTTGACGAATCCTTAAAGTCTGAAATCGGCGTCACGATCCAGTTGCTCGAACAGGCCATGGCCGATGACCGCAAGTTGATTGCATCGGGCATCATGAGTCAGGAAGAATACGATCAGGAGTGGTTTCTCTCACTCGAAGCCGCCATTAAAGGAGCCTACTATGCCGCGCAACTTTCGGATGTTCGCAAATCTGGACGCATTACATCAGTCCCTTTTGACCCAGACTACCCAGTCTATACCGCATGGGACCTTGGTCGAACTGACGATACGGCGATCTGGTTTTACCAAAACATCGGCAACGAACTGCGAATTCTCGACGTCCACTCGGAAAGTGGTGGGGAACTGGAAATCTTCCAAACCGGCCAAATGATTCCCGGCTCCATCACCAAACAAGTCCTGCGTCGGCGCGATGGGCGCGGCTACCGCTACGCCAAGCACTATCTCCCCCATGATGCGCGGGCGAAAACTCTCGGCAGCGATGGCAAGTCGATCGTCGAGAAGCTGGCGCGGCATTTGGGCATCTCGACGCTCGCGATTGCGCCAGAATTAAGTATTGAGGATGGAATTCAGGCCGTGCGTGGTATTTTAGGCCGGTGCTGGTTCGATGAAGATCATTGTGAAGACGGAATCAATGCGCTGCTCCATTATAAGAGGAAGTTCGACAACAAGAGCGAAGTCTATGCCATCAAGCCGTTGCATGACTGGTCTTCGCACATCGCCGATGCTTTTCGAATGCTTGCTGTCGCGGAACGGCGTATGATTCCCGCCAAGCCGGTCGAGCCGAAGCATGTGATTGAAGTCCGGGCGATTGAAAAGATGATTCACGATCAGGCGCAGATGTCGCTCGATGACCTCTGGGCCATTGCCGAGCAGAAAGCGGAAAGGCGGAAACGAATTTGAGCCAACCTGTTGCCGAATGCGGTTATCCGGTAGTGATCACCAATGCCGGAACCAATACCGTTGTCTGTCCGGCTCCCTGTCAGTTGCTGGGCTTCTACGTAAACAGCACGAGCAGCGGCACTCTCATTATTAAAGATGGAGGAACCGCGATTACCGGCACCATCACTCCGGCGATTGGATTTCACCGCTTCCCTGCCGATATTGGAAGCTCGCTGGTCGTCACGACGGCCAATACGGTATCGATCACCTTTTTCTTCGCGAGTGCCAATTAATGGCTAAGCCTATCGCTCGAACCGGATTTGCCAAAAACCTCAGCGCTACCGGCAACGTGAATTCCGCCACGGCGGTCGGGTGCCAGCTTCACGGCTTCTATGTGAACTCCACCAACGCCGGAACTTTAGTCTTACGTAAAGATGGATCCGGGGGGACTGCCATCAGTGGAACCATCACGCCCGCAATTGGATTTCATACCTTTCCTGCCGATGTGAGCGGAACTCTACATGCCACTATTGGAGGTACGGCCCTCGATGTTACTTTTTTCTTTAGTGTTGGCAACTAAATGAGCGCCGTAGAAGACGACAAAGCCACCGAATCCGAATACGACGGAAAGCCGCTCGGCCAGTACTGGCGCGAACAGATCGATCATGCCTCACAGGTGTTTGCGACGTGGGAATCCCGCGCCACTCAAATTGTCGAACGCTACCGCGATGAACGACCTCTCAATGACCGGTTGGGATCCAAATTCAATATCCTGTGGTCCAACGTGCAGGTCCTTCGACCCTCCCTCTATGGACGACCCGCCAAGCCGGAAGTCTCTCGCCGATATATGGATTCCGATCCCGTCGGGAGACTCGCTTCTACCATATTGGAGAGATGTCTGGATTATGAAGTCGAGCAATTCCCGGATTTTCATTCCACCATGGATTCCTGCGTGGAAGATCGACTCCTTTGCGGTCGCGGCACTCCATGGATGCGGTTTGAAGGCTTTGATGAGAATGGCGCGCAGATCACCAGCAGCGAAGAGTCGCAGTCCGAGACGATCAGTGAAGCCCATGCGCCCGTCGACTACGTGTATTGGAAAGACTTTCGGCATTCCCCCGCGCGCACGTGGGACGAAGTGTGGTGGTGTGCCCGCCGCGTGTTTCAAACCACCGCCGAGGGCGTGAAGCGATTCGGTGAAATCTTCAGGACCGTGCCGTTGGGGGAATATCAAGAGGACAACTCCAAGCGGTCCCGCGACAAGTCGCACTCACCGCAATTTGCGAAAAAGGCCGAAGTCTGGGAAATCTGGAACAAGCGCACCGGGACCGTGTGCTGGATTGCGAAAGACTTCCTTCCGGCTCTCGATGAGCGTCCCGATCCGCTGCAACTGGAAGAATTCTTCCCGTGTCCGAAGCCACTGTTTGCCACCACCACCAATGGTTCGCTGATTCCGATCCCCGATTATGCCGAATACCAGGATCAGGCGCAGGAACTCGATGACATTACCGCCCGTATCGATCATTTGGTCGATGCCGTCCGCGCCGCCGGCGTCTGCAACGGGGAATTCAAGGAATTGCAGCGATTGCTTCAGACCAAGGGCAATGTGTTGGTTCCGGTGGAGAACTGGGCAGGATTCTCAGAGAAGGGAGGCTTGGAAGGTGCTTTCCAACTCATCGACCTTACTACTATTGTTGCTGCCCTCAATGCGCTCTATACCGCCCGCGAAGGCGTCAAGCAAATCATATACGAAATATGCGGTATATCGGATATCTTGCGAGGATCCTCCAAAGCCGAAGAAACCCTCGGGGCGCAGCAACTCAAAGCCAACTTCGGAAGCCTGAGACTGCGATCGTCCCAACAGGAAGTCGCACGATTTGCCTCCGATATCTTCAAGCTCAAGGCCCAGATCATCTGCAATCTCTATCCGCCGATGCTCATGGTGCAGATGTCCAATATCATGGCATTGGATGAAGCGGAAGATCCCGCGTTCATGCAGAAACTTGCCGCCGCATTGGATCTTTTACAGGGGGCCAGCCCGCGGGATTTCCATATCGCTGTCGAATCGGATTCTCTCGCTCAGATTGACGATGATGCTGAAAAAACCGCCGCTACGGAAGCCGTTACCGTTGTGGGCAAGTTCCTCGGCGAAGCCATACCCGCCGTTGAGACTGCGCCACAGCTTCTCCCGATGTTTTCTGAGATGCTCCTGTTCCTCGTGCGCCGATACCGTGCCGGTCGCCCTTTGGAATCCGCCATCGAAAGCTCGATGAAGCAACTGGCCGCTGCTGCTGCTGCGCCGAAAGGTCCATCGGAGGAACAAGTCAAAGCGCAGATGCAGATGCAGGCCGATCAGATGCGCGTTCAGGCCGATACGCAAGCGGCTCAACTCAAGGAACAGTTTGCCGCGCAATCCCAGACGGCGAAGTTGCAGGCCGAAGGTCAACTTGAACAATTGAAGATGCAGATGGAGCAGCAACGGGCCGCTCAGGAAGCCGCGATGGAGGCTCAAGCCGCTGCTGCTGCTGCCGATGTCGAGATGCGCAAGGCCGCGCTCGATGCGGAGACGAAACTACGGATGGCCGAACTCGACCGCCAGACGAAACTGGAAATCGCCAATGTTCAAGTCCAGGCCGCAACATCCCAAGCGCAGATGAATGCCGACACGACCATGAAGACGACGGAAATGAACAATGCGGTCAAGATGGCGACGGCCAAGCCGCCTGAGGATCCCAAACAGAAGGCCGCAGCCGAAATGCCTGCCAAACAGCTGGATGCTCAAACACAGGTGCGGGTCGCCGAGTTGGAGAAGGAATCGACCCTCGGCAGTTCCGCCATGGATGCGGCAGGAAGCATGTTCGCAATGCGCAGTAAGGATGAACCCGCTGCCAAGCCGACACCTGCCGCGCCACCGGAGCCGAAGAAGCCGTCACGCTGGAAGATCGTGCGCGGGGAAGATGGCAAGATTGCCGAATTGGTGGCGGCGACATAATGACGATTTTCAATGTCGCCGCCACACAATCCGCTATCCAGACCGCTCACGATAATTCGTTATGCGTGGCGGGAGATACCATCCAGGTTGATCCCGGAACCTTTGACTGCACCAGCCTAAGTATCAGCAAGGCTATTACTCTGAGTGGGACATCGACTGAACCCGCCGCCAGACCGGCCAAAGGCTGCGGGGCATCCACCACCAATATGGCCTTTGTCGGGGCATCCAACTCCGTCGTGATAACCAAACAGGCAGCCGGACAGATTGTGATTCGAGGTTTCAACCTCTCAACACGTTATGACGGTGCGGGCAATAAGCCGGTTCTTATCACTGGCCCTTGGGCGACGTGTCCGGTGATTTTCTATAACAACAACTGCAATATCTACGCAAATACGATGGTGGAGTGTTACGTCCCGGGAGGGATGATTTGGTCCCGAAACACAATGGCGGCCAATTACAACGCGGGGCCGTTCACTGTCAAAGACGCAACCAATTCATATGGCTCATGGACCAGCGACCCGACGATGGGCAGCGCCGATACCACGGGACTGCTGAATCACTATTTCGAAGACAACATCATGGTCGGTTCCACAAACGGAATCATGGATGCCGATGATGGCTGCCGGATTGTCCATCGCTACAATGACCTGACTTACGGCATGTTCAACTCTCACGGATACGACACGTCGCGCTATGGATTGCGACATTTCGAAATTTACGAGAACACATATGACCGTGGTGATCCCGATACTCTGCTGGGGATCGAGTCTGGAGATAGCCAGCGTTACGGCAACGTCGTGCAAGTCATATGGATTCGTGGTGGTACCGGAGTCGTCTACAACAACTCATTAGAGGAAATTGCTAGTGGCACATGGGGGGCCTGCCCCACCAGTTGCAAGCCGATGATCCGTATCAGTGGGCGAGCCTATCAAGAGCCGGGGCTAATCACCGTCTCCGATGTAGATCTGACCGCCAAAACATGCGGCACCCTTGTCTATCCGGAACGACGCCAGCCGGGGCAAAGCTATGTCGGCGGCATTCAGACCACGGACCCGATTTACTTTTGGGGAAATACCAATCCGGCTGGAGGCGGCTCATCATCGACATGGGATGACGCCTTAATTGTGGAGGGATGGGGCGGTGCCTCTTGCGGCGGCGATATCACGGTATGGCTGGCATCGGGACGCGACTATATCAACCCCGCACTCTCGGGCGGATCGGCCAAGGCTGGCTATACCGCCTACACGTATCCGCATCCTCTGATCACAGCACTGGAAAGTGGCGGCGGTGGAGGCGGCGGTGGTGGTGGGGTTACCAGCAATGAAATCCTGATGGGGCAGGTCTTGCTCTAATGGGATTTACCCGTATCAACGGCGTGGGGGGGGTGGCGGCTTCCGATACTGCATCGGGTGTCCTTACCGGCGCTGCGGTCAACGCAGGAGATTTGATTCTTGCATGGGTAGTCTGGGGAGATGCGACCCATGCGCTAACGCACAGCTTCGGAGATAATGTCACGTCGTCTTATGTAGGCGGGGCGCATAATACCGGAGTTGGTGCCTTCTCGGAAGCCAATGCCGCATTCTTCTTTAAGACGGCGTCTGTGGCTACCGGCACGCCCACATATACATTCACCGCTACCGGATGCGGTGCAATTTTCTTCTTAGTCTATGTATTCCGTCCAACAGGAACCGTCACTTTCGATGCGGAGCTATCGACGGCAACCAGTGCCAGTTCTTCATCGGTGGACACAGGTTCGCTTGTGACCAGCGGAACCGATACGCTGATTATGGGTGGTATGGGATGCGAGAATGATGCCACGCCTGTTACCGCGCAGGCCATTGGCGGAACCAGTGCCACCGTCGGTGAGGCCAATGCTTTCGGCGGGTCGTTTACTGTCGCCACTTGGTATCTGGCAAAAACAGGCACCAACAATGCCACCGTCACGCTGAATAGCGCTCAGGGATGGCTCGCCAATGCCATCAGCTTCATCAATACCGATGGCGGCGGAACGCAGGTCTTGCACTCTCAGGGGTGGATGTAATGGCCACATGGACCGTCACCACCGGCGGCAATGCGACGACGAACGGAACGAACTTTCAGTCTGCGCTCAATAGCGCCGCGCTCGGGGACGATATCGTTCTGACGGCTGGCGGAATCTATGCGGGCAACTTCATCCTTCCCGACAAGGGTGCGGGCACCAGTTACATCACGATCCATACGGCGGGTGAGGCGGGTCTTCCGGCAGCGGTAGCGACGACGACAAAGGGAGATCCCATTACTTCGGCATATGCCTCGTTTATGCCGATTCTGCGTTCGGATACATCATTCCCCGTATTTGAAGGCGCTGCCAATTCCCATCATTATAAGTTCATCGGACTAATAATCACCAATATTGGTGGAAGCACTGTAACGGAAGAAATGATATTGATTGGAGGCGCAACCAGCGGGACTCTCACTTATGCCGAACGACCGCACCATATGACGTTTGACCGTTGTTGGGTGCGCGAAGCGACAAATGATACCAGTACTCCTGACGGCACCACGACCACGTCCATCCGTGGATTCGATATTAATGGATCCGATATTACAGTGACTCAATGCCGAATTGCAGGATTTCGCACCTATCGGCCAACGCCAGTGGGAGTTGAAGCATCTCATGGAATCCTGTTTCCGAATGCCGCATTACGCTGCACTGTGGCCAATTGCTATATCGAAGCGTGGTTTGCCTGTTTATTCTTTGGTGGTTCTGGTGGATATACTCCATATACGGCGACACTGACGAGTCCGACCTTCAACACCGGAACCAATACCGGAACGGCGACATTCTCCTCTATCTCCAACCTGGCTATAGGTGATTTGATTGCTTTTAAAGTAACGGGCGGGTTGACACCGCCAACGAACTCCGCCCATCCCAGCGAAGCCGTACAGTTTCAAGTTGGGAAAGTGACCAATATTGCTGGCAGCGTTGTTACTTATATCGGATGGGGAGCTTACGATGGCAATGTGGCTGGAGGGAATCCATTGCTTCAGGCTCCCGATGCTGCGGGGCCAGCTCAATGGAATGGTCCACTCAATGAAGATGTTTCGATTTTACGCAACGAGTTGGTTCTGAACTTCAACTCCACCGAAGCCGTATGGACGGCAACTGGTGGAGATCCAACGACCAGCCCACGCTCAACACAGACCAATACTGGCAATGCACCTAAAGGCTTCATTGAAGTCAAGATGTCGAAAAATTTGCTGATTGAGGGGAATACGTTTCGAGGTTGGCAGAATGGCATTGTCATAACCACTCGCAATCAAGGTAGTACTTTAACGTCGGGTGGCTTCCCGTGGACTGGTAGTTTTAATCTCATCATTCGGAATAATTGGTGGACGCGGATGACGAATTGGGACCGCATTTATGGATTCCCAATCGGAGGCCCTGCGCTTGAAGATAACGAATATACCAGTTGCCGCAGTGGTCCATTTCTTTTTGACAATAACTTGATCGAGTCCGGTGTGGAGATGATCTTCGCCGCCATGGGCGGGGCCGATAATGTGACTTGCACCCACAATACATATCCAGGTTCGGTAACATCTCCTGGACGTAGCATGATTATCGGCAATGATCCGAATTGCCCCGGTTTCATCTTTAAGGACAATATACTTCCCAACAATGAAAACGGGTTGAACGATCAAGCCGTCAGCCCTCCCACATGGCCCAGCATTACACAGAACCATAATGTGATTATTGACAATCGCAGTTCCGGCACTCAGATTGGTGATGGTCCATTGAACAGTCGCTATCCAAATGACTTTATTGCATTGAGTCATGCAGCAGTGGGATGGGCTGACGAAGCAGGAGGTAATTTTCGACTGACAAGCGGCAGCACCTATCATAATGCTGCGTCAGATGGGACCGATATCGGCGTGAACTATACGACGCTATTGGCGGCTCTGGGTTTATCGGATACCACTCCTCCAACAACATCGAATACCGCGTTTTTCACGATGCTGCTTTAAGGACAATCATGGCAGTAGAAGATTTCACAACATACACATTGGCATCGGCTGGAGGAACGATTGGAGTTACTTCCACTCGGGCGACGGCCACATCATTTATGTCGCGCAATGCGACCGGATATGTGCAGGGCGATAAAGGTGCCAATCACTTCAACGGTAATTTCTCGCATCTATTAACTGTGGATTTGACCTCGCCTGCAAGCGGAGCCGTTTGGGCTCAATGGATACTCTCCAATCTGACCGGCGACCTTTTTACGCAGATATCTGGCGGGGATTCGCTGTCTATCTATTTTTTTGATAGTGGCCCGACTTTAACGTTACGCTCGAATCAATCCGGAGTGGATCTCATCGATACGTTCGCGTTATCTAACAGCACCATCTATTACCTGACAATTGCACGGGCGGGCACAATATTTCGCTGTGATGTTTATAGCGATTCCGGAAGAACAACACTTGTGCATACCCTCACTGTCACATCTGCTACAGCCATTAGCTATAGATATATCACCGTCGCATCCGGATATAACGATGGAGGAAACGCCAATACCATGAATGGCTACGTCGAGAATCTGGATTTGCAGGAAGGCGGTGGCGGTCCCACTTTACACGCGATGCAACTATTATGAAATCAAAACGCTCAACCGAAGGCTATCTTTTGATTGATCACCGAAACTCTCCCGGCGTCAGCGATGCCGCCGTCTGGCATTGCGATCTGCCTCCCGGTGCGGGTCAAGGCTTGTTCGAAGCGGCGACTTATACCTGTTCACACTGTCTTTATGTAGTGGTTATTGAACCCAAGCGCACAAGGGATCGCGCCCATTGTATGGGCTGTCACCATGATATTTGTGATGCGTGCGGAGTTATTTATGCTAAAACCCTAGCGTGCAGTTCGTTTAAACGAAAGGCGGAATCCGTTTTGGAGGCCGCAGCCCAGATCGTCAACATTAAGGAGCTTTAGAAGACATGGCCAAACGAATCGGTTCCAACCACACCAACACGCTGACCGCAACGGCGGATGCGACCAATCTGGCGGATTCCACCTATCCGCTGGCAATCCTCGGCGGCTCCACCACACAGATCACCAACATCATGGAGATCTATATGGGTGGACAGTCCACATCCTCTGCCACGACCTTTACCGTCTTCGGCATCGATTCTCAGATTGCCACCGGTTCGCTGACCAAGGATGCCACCTTGACCGATGCGCCGATGAATTCCGCCACAGCGGCATTGGCTGCGCCTCCGACGATCTTCAACAAGGCAGCAACCAACAAACCGCAGCGAAGTTCCTCCCTGCATCTGATGAACCTGACGTTCAATGCGTTTGGTGGCGTCGTGCGATGGTTGGCCGCTCCCGGCGAGGAAGTCACCATCGTGGGCAATGCGGCTTCACTGGGCCAAGCCAGCTTGAGCGCCTTCACAGGCGGTTCCGGAATCATCGGAGCACACATCATCTTCGAGACGTTCTAAGGGAAGGGTTTTGCTTCATCAATGCCAGCAGGCGAGATCCTCGCCTGCGGTTATAGGATAACGCCTCATGGCTTCTCCGGTAGTCGAAGCAACAGCAAAGTCATCGACCAGTACAGCCGGAACAAGCCATACCGTAACGCTCCCAGCCGGTATTGTCGGATCCGATCTCGTTTTGATCGTGATGGATATCGGATCCACGTCGGCAACGCTGAATGCGCTGACGGACTGGGGCGAGATCCTCGACGAAAACTCGGCCAACGGACTGAAAATCCTGTGGTATACCGGCGCAGGAGTTCCATCCAATCCGACATTTACTTCTTCAGCATCCACTCGTGACGCATCGATCTCATACCGCATATCTGGTGCCAATAAATCCATCACTCCCGAGATCGGCACAACAGGAACGGGAACCTCCGCAACTCCAGACCCGCCTGCATCGGCGACGCCTGGATCCACAAAGGATTACCTGTTTATCGCCATTGCCGGAATGGCGGGAGAAGAAGCCGATGACGACACATGGGGCAACACTCCACCGACGAATTACCTGCCGAATCCTCCGCTTCAGTCCGCATGCGGCGTCGCTGGCACGAACCTCGGCGGACTGATCCTCGCTGCAAGCAGGCAACTCACCACAGGATCAGCGGAAGATCCAGGAACATTTGGAGTGGATGTGTCTGCGGCATGGAGGTCGCAGACGATTATGGTGCATCCGGCACCTATCAATCCTGTAGTTTCACAAGCGTTTCCCAAAAATATTCCATCACAGAAAACAGCTTGGACAACCGCCGTCAGCAGCATGATCTTCGTCAATCTCGCATTGACGTTATTGGCTCCGGCTCCAAGCGCAACCGATATCTTCCCGGCACCGCTTTATGCGCGTCCGGGCTATACGGTTCGAGCGCAAGACACAACTCAGCTTAATCTTCAGACAAATACATTAGCTCCCGTTTCACAGGATCCATTCAAGCCACCGATTCTGCCGAACCCAAAGATCGCCAAATACCAGCCGCGTTTCGACCATCCCAATCTTCAGGAATCGACACTTGTTCCCGTTGTCGCGGCAAATCCATTCAAGCCACCGATTCTGCCAAATCCGAAAATTGCTCGATACACGCAGAAACAGATACTGATCACCATTTATCGGGAGATCGCGCCGGATCTTCCCTACAATCAATACGACTGGCCCAATCCCGTCATCCGTCCATACCGTGCACCTATTGGTCGAGATCAGAACAATCTCTCGAATCTGATTATTCCGAACACGAAGCCGAATAAACAGGATCAGTGGCCCAATCCCGTTCTGCGAAAGCACCTGAATCAGCGTCAGGATTATTCGAGCCTGAATTCAATAATGCTGGGTGCTGGGGTAGCGCCTGGTTCGAATGATGTCTTCCCCGGGCCGCTTTATGCTCGTCCGCAATGGCGGAAGCCAACGCAGGTTCAGAACATCCCGAACGTCCTGATTCTGGGAATCCCTGCTCCGCCAACACCGGATCTGGATATCTTCCGTCATCTCCAGACGACGAAGATCATTCCACCAGCCCGCATCCAGGTTCAGAACATCCCGAACGTGCTGGTTACGGGAATACCGGATGCGCCACCAGCACCGGATGTCGATATCTTCCGGCAGCTTCAGACCACGAAGATCATCACGCGCCGACCGACGCAAGTGGATCTTCCGCCGAATCTGGCGCTGACTCCAACGTATATCGAGCGTGTTCCGGTTCAAGGTTCGGTTATTCGCGGACCTCGACGCAATCCGCAGTTTGATCACATCAACACAATTGCGCTGGTTACGATTCCGAATCTGAAACCTGCCAAGCAGGATGACTGGCCAAATCCGATTAGGCGCGCTTATCGTGCGCCTCAGGATGGAATCCCGGACCAGATCCCGACGATCACGTTTGTCAATACACAGCCATTTGCCCAAACCGCTTGGCCGAACCCGGTACTGCGCACATACGCCCAGCCGGTCGATGAGATCCCAAATACCATCGAATATCAGCCGTTCGTTCCACCGGGACCACCGGAGCATCGCCCACCGGATCCGTGGAAGCCCCCGCATGGCGGGAAATATAAGAAAAAGAAACCACAGATCGCGCCATGGGAGCGAGATCCGGAGACCGTTCGCGCCAGCCTCATGGCTGTGGTGGAAGCTGCTAAACAACGAGCCATCGAGGCTCAAGACGAAGAGGATTTATTGATAATCATGAAATTCCTGGAAGAGAACGACCTATGAGACGCACCTGGATCTATGACAAGGACGGCAATGCTCACGAATATGTCCGCGAGCCCAGCCAGCATCATTTCGTTCAGCCTGACTTCGAAGAATACGGTGGGCGCACCAAATGGCGCGAGCGATTGAAAGCCAATGACACGATTGAACTCAGCCCCAAGGAACTGGCACAGGCTCGCGACAAGTGGAACTCCAAGAAGGCCGATTTCAACGCGAAACTCGCAACAGGCGAGAAGCTGAATGTGCGACCTGTAGATACCGATGTGATGGCAGCCCCAGCATATGAGCGCTCGCGATTAAACAAGGAATTGCTGAATCGTCTTGACGGAAGACCAGTACCAGAGCGTAAGATGCTCATCAAGTTGGCACTTGAAACCAATCGAATGCTTCGAGGCCGATAAAGGAGAATATGTCCGCACTGGAAGAAAATCTATCCACAGAACCCACGACTGGCGGAGATCCGACACCAACCCCGGAGCCAGCAGCTGGAGCGGAGCCTTCACCGTCTCCAGCTCCCGCCGCAACAGAAGACCGACGCGAAACACTTCTCCGCATCGCCAACACTGCGCCGAAATCCCGTGATGAGCGTGGCAAGTTCGCACCATCGGTGACGCTGACGACGACTCCGACTCCACCAGATACGAAACTGGCACCCACCACCACGATCTCGGAACGACCGGCGATGCCGAAGTCGCTTAAGAAAGAACTAGAATCTCATTGGAACACCGTCGCGCCCGAGTTCGCCGCCGCGATTGCTCAGCGCGAAACCGATTACGAGAAGGGCGTGGCCCCTCTCAAGGAACGCGCCAAGGTGGCCGATGAGTTCATGAACGTCATCAAGCCTTACGAGCAGATGATTCTTGCCGATAAAGGAACGCCGCTCGGGGCTGTCAAGAATATGCTGGAAACTGCCGCGATCATGCGGGATCCCGCACAACGTCTTCCCGCGATTGCCGGATTAATACGGCAATACGGAATATCCATCGAGGACTTACAGCAAGCCCTCGCCGGTACGGCTCCACCACAACAGGGGCTTAACCCGCAATATGTGAGTCAGCTTGTCGATCAGCGTTTTAACGCCTTTCAAACAGAGCAGTCGCTGAAAACGACCCAAGCGGAGATTGAGAAATTCGCCGCCAATCCGGAGCACGCGCATTTCAGCGCCGTCGAGGATTGGATGGGAGCAATTCTCAGTGCCGAGAAGTTCCAATCGGAACATGGGTCGAAACCCATTCAGGACAAACTGAAAGCCGCGTATGACGTTGCCGTTCGCATGGACCCTGCCATCTGGCAGCAGATTGAGGCCGCACAACAGGCCGCATCTCATGCAAAACAGCAGGTATCGCAAGCCCGAAAAGCTGCCGTGCAAGTGCGAGGCGCACCTTCCACTGGCCCGGTACCTCAAATCAATCCGAATGACCGGCGAGCGCTGATCGAAGCGCAAATCAAAGCCCGTCGATAAGGAAAACACATGGCCTTTGCGAATACCAACTACTCGGATATTCTGGCAACGACCATTGAATCACGCTCCGGCGTTGTGGCCGATAACATCACCAACAACAACGGACTTCTGCGCAGGCTGAAATCTCGCGGAAGGCAAAAACTGTTCAATGGCGGTTCCACCATTCTTCAAGAACTCTCGTTTCAGTCCAACGGCACAGCTATGTATTACAGCGGTGCTGAAGTCCTGAACATCTCTCCCTCTGACGTGATATCAGCAAGTCAGTGGCCGATAAAACAGGCGGCATGCGCCGTCACCCTCACCGGCTTGGAAGACCTGCAAAATTCCGGCGATGCCCAGATCATCGACTTGCTCGATGCTCGATTGGATGTCGCGGAAGGTTCCATGCAGAACCTGATCCAGACCGGTATTTACTCCGACGGCACCGGATCCAACGGAAAGCAAATCACTGGCTTGCAAGCGCAGGTTGTGGCTTCTCCGTCCACTGGAGTCGTTGGCGGTATCGACCGTGCCACATGGTCGTTCTGGCAGAATCAGACGTTTGACTTCTCTTCCGATCTGGGAGCTTCGGCATCGGCCTCCAACATCCAGACCGGATTTAACACGCTCTATGCCAAGACCTCGCGTGGTTCCGACACCGTCGATTTGATCGTGCTCGATAACTTCTTCTGGGGACTCTATGAGGCATCGCTTCAGACCCTCGCCCGCATCGATATGTCGAAAGACATGGCCGATCTCGGGTTTGTGGGAACCAAGTACATGCACGCCGACGTGATCCTCGATGGCGGTATTGGTGGTGGCGTGCCGACGCATTCGGCATGGTTCCTCAATACCAAGTATCTGTTCTATCGTCCACATGCCCGGAGGAACTTTGTTCCCATCGGGGATGACCGCATGTCCACGAATCAGGACGCAATTGTGCGCTTGATCGGATGGGCAGGCAACCTCACTGCTTCGGGACTTCAGTTCCAGGGCAAGATGACCGAATAAGGAGGTATACCAATGGCAAATGCTAATGATTTCGTCACAGACGGCAAGATTGGTATCGACCTCTCTGCGGTCTTCGCGTCCACTTCAGCAGGCAGTGCGGCCATGCAGCCTGCGAATCCGGGAGCCACGGTCCGGACCAACAACGACGGTACCTATGTCTGGGCTCGCTGCGCCTCCGATACGGCTGCATTCGATGTGGTCGTCTTTGGAACGTATGCGGACTCGGCATCGGCCACTCCGGGCCGTGCCTTTGTTCCGATCACCACGACCAACGCGATTACGGCTGGTGTCAATTTCGGTAACGAAATTGGATTCTGCCAAAACTCCGTTGCGTCGAGTTATTACACATGGGTCTGCATGAATGGGACACCCCGAATCAATTGTCTGGTTGCCTGCCAACCGAAGGTGCCGCTCTATACGACATCGACGGCGGGCAAGCTGGATGACACATTGACCTCCGGGTATGTTATCGGAGTCACGATCAACACTTCGGCAACTTCTGCTTCTGCCCCTTGGGGCGTGGCGCAGTGGCCGAGGGTGGTAAACCCTGCCGCGCTTCCGTAATAGCGGCATCTCGTGGGCGGTCTTCTGCAAAGGGGATCGCCCACTTTGGATTTATGGAAATACAGCCCCTGCATATTGAAGGTCACTGCGTGGCCTCCGACTCCCATCTCTTGAAAAACATGAAGCGCGTCGTCGCCTGCGGATATCCCGAAATTGAAGGATTGCAACCGGAGCGCGAAGGTCATATTGCCATTGTGGCATCCGGCCCATCCATCGCTGGACAGATTGACGCAATACGCGCTTTCCCGGGTCCGAAAGTTGCCGTTCGCGATGCCCACGATTGGATGATTACCAACGGCATGATCCCGGACTATGCCTTCACGGTCGATCCGCTTCCTAATAGCTGGCATTGCTTTGAAAAGAAGCATCAGGATGTGCAGTACGTCATCGCATCTCAGTGCGATAAGGCCGTCTTCGATCACCTCGAAGGCCATAAGATTCTGACATGGCACACCTACATGAGCCATGGCCAGACCGAACCTGCCGGCAAGTTCCTGATACCGGGGTTATCGACCTCTGGGTTGCGAGCCATTGCAGTTTTCTACTGTCTCGGCTGGAGAAGTTTTGACCTGTTTGGATTCGATTCCTGCCTGACGGGCAATACGTTGCGCATCAATGGAACTGGCGTCAGCGATGGGGATCGCGTCTTTGATGTGCGGATCACGCCCAATGGGGAAGTGTTCCATGCGAATAATGCCATGATCCTGCAAGCCCAGCACTTCCTCGATATCTTCGACATGATGCCGGGGATCCATGTGACGACTCATGGTAAAGGCTTGATTCCGGCAATTCTGGAAAAATACCTCGCCGATGGAATATCCATCGCCAAGGAAGTCCAGCACACGCCCAATGATCGAGTATCCTTCATTCATTATGCGGGTCCGGAGATGGCCTCGTATCGATATCGTGTGCTGATTCCCGCTGAGGGGCTGGGTGCGCAGATCAATGATCTCTCCGCATCAACGCTGATCTTCTCCAAGCCGCGCCCTGAAGAAATTCTCGATTTGTGCCG